GCTAAAGTCGTCAAACTCAGCTTGAGTCTTGATTACATAAGGCTTCCGCAGATTTATGGTAGCTTCTCTTACAGCATCATAGGTTTCGGCTACTTCTCTGGTAGTAGTCCAGTACTGCCCCTTACCAACCAGACCCTCATCAGTTGGAGGCTGTCCCTTAAGCTTGGTTCCTCGGTAGAGTCTGGCAGTATATGGCTGACCTGTTTCTACTACTCCAGGAACAGCACCTACCACTTTGTATGCTGGCAACTGCTCTACTCCATCTGCTACTGTATTGAGATACTTATTCCACTTCACTACATCAGCTTCAGGAATCTTAGTAGACCCATACCATCTATACATCTCCTGCCTTAGCTCCTCCAGTTGAAGTGCTGTTGGAGAGTCAGGAGTCAGCATATTAGGATTGATACCAAGGCTTCTCCACATCTGGTCATATACTTCACCTATTGCCTCATCAGTAAATCCTAGCTGGTCGGCTGTCTTGCCAAGCTTGGCAGCATAGGCAGATGCTTGTTCTCTGGTATGTATGATAAAGTCCTTGCGAGGCATAGTCTGGGTATGCTGAGATATTCTGGTCAACCCTCTATACAAGTCATCTCCAGTAGCACCATAGAGATATGCTAGATGATTGGCGGTTAGTTCTCCTGTTACTTCTGGGACAAAGTCTGGCACGAAGGCTGGCTTATCTACAGATGTAAGGAAGTTACGGCTAGCTTCCAGTCTGCCAAACTTTAACTTATCGGCTACATCATCAAACTCCTCCCACACAGTGGACTTCCTGAACCTCTGACTGTTAGTGCCTTCATTCCAGAACAGCCTACTTTCCTTAGCAGCCTTATCAGGATTGGTTCTCCACATACCTTTGATTCTCTTGTGGAAGGCAGCAATCTCAGATTCTATCTCGGCTAGCTTAGTTCTAGTAGCTATGACATTTTCAAGTTCCAGTCGATTGATAGAGTTTAGGTCTGTTAGACGAGCAAGCTGAACATCATTTAGCCCTGCAAGCTTGGCATTCTCCATCACCTGATTCATTATCTTGGTTAGTGATTCTTCCGACTCATTCAGATACTTAGCCAGCATCTTAGCGCTCCCAACCTCAAAGTCGTCTGCCTCACCAAGCATCATCTGTCCGCTTCTCATCCTAGTCAACTTCCTGTAATCATGTATGGTTGCTCGGACTGCTTCTATATCAGTAGTGAGATGGTTCACATCCCAAAGGAAATCATCAAGATTCCTAGCAGGATTAGCCAGAATCCAATTAACCTGGTCTTTCATAGCCTCAATCTGAGGAGCCAGGCTAGATATACTTATATCACGCTCGCTAGCTAGAGCAACAGCAAACCTGTCATCTATACTACCATACCCTTTAGAGAACATAGAACCATCAAGGATATTGTCGTATAGACCTTCCTTAGTAATCCTATGTATATCATAGAGTGCATCTGCCTTCTGATTAAACTGCTGACCAATCCACCTACGATTGAAAGTCAGAACATCCACATCAGCCATTGTTCTGACAGCTCCAGGACTATCTAGTGCCTTCCACCTAAGCAGACGTTCAATGTCTGATGTATATTGCTTAACACTAGGTATGTTGCTTAGTATAGGCCTAGCACTATTCAGAGCATCATTTACTCCATCAATAGTCTCCTTGCCTAGAGGAGTATCATATAGAGCCTTAGTGAAGTGTATTTGGTAGTCATATGCTAATTGCTTACCTACGAGGTCAGCCCACATATCATACCAGTCCTGAGCACTACCAAGGAAGTACTTCTTATCACCTATGGATAGTGTCATTCCCAGCTTCTTGCCGCCTAAAGCAGGTATCTTCTCAGGTATAATTACATTTCTAGTCACCATAGGGATACTTCCACCCTTGAATATAAAGGCTCGACCAGTCTCAGGATTAACCATAGCCTGCACTAATCTCTTCTCACCTCTCTGAAGCATTACCAGTTCGTAAGGACAACCAGACAAGCGGCTAATAACTTCCAGAGTCTCATCTACACCACCGTAGGCTCTAGGGACTGAAAACTCAGCACCTCCAAGGAAGCTTCTCATGCTATTCTCAAGATAGTTGTAAGGACCAAAGTTGGTGAAGAGTAGCTGCTGTTTAGCTATAGGCATTACTAGCTTCCTTTCCATAGCTACCATTCTAGATGAGTATAGGATTTTATCTGCCACTCTACTATGCCACGATGCCGACCTGCCTGCCTGCTGCATATATTGAGTAAACGGACTCCGAAGATTTGCATACCTATTACCCACCATACTATCGAATATCTTGTATATAGCATCCTTAGGAGCCATATCCTTCACAGAACTAACAACATTCTTGGCTATGTCTTCTTTGAACTTACCTATTCTAGTCGCTAGTTGTCCAATAAGGTCGTCAGCCTCCTTCGTACTCAGGTTTGTTAGAGTATTGAATCTGCTAAGCATATTACCAGCTGCCATTCTATCACCATGAGTAACAGCAACTCCTGGGATATTGACAAACCCACTGAAGGAGTCAAGCAGGTCGCTATTGAACTTAGCCATAGCAGTAGTATCCAGCACGGCATCGTCAACTATTCCCCTTAGGAACTTAGCTGCATCATCTGCATTACGATAAGTAAACTCCATAGCAGCAGTTCCAGCCCTAGCCATTATGTCTCCACTGGTAGGATTCTTTAAAGCATATTTAGTAACATCGGCTAGTACACTTTCAAAATCCTTAGTACTCACACCTACAAGCTTACCACCAACTAGCTTTGCACCTGGGAATCTTTGCTGAGTTACAGCAAGCAAGTCCATCATCCCCTGACGCCCAAAGTTACGAGACATCTGCATGAAGGTCTTTGGGATAGTGTAACCTGCTCCAGTTAGCCAGAACGCACTCTTGATAGGAGCAGCTACTACTTGCATAGCACCCTTGAAGAGAACATCAGCTCCAGCAACATAACCTTGCTCAAATGATACCATTAGGTTGCCGATTCTAGTTCCTGCCCATTTGAGTCCTCTAGGTAAAGCAGCCGTAGATAGCTTCCTACCTACTGCCGTTATTCCTCCCCAGCCTAGCCACATCAGAGGGTCATAGGCAGAGTCTAATATAGCTTTCTTCCACCAAGGAGCATCCCACTCATTGAAGGCCTTAGCATATGCAGACCAGCTGCTATCACCTTGGTTAGTATAGAACTCATAGTGCTGGGTTAGTTCCTTGCTGGCTTCATCTTCCCAAGTGCTAAACCAGGCAGCTCCGCCTATAGCTCCAGCCAGTGCTCCTATTGCAGTTGCAATAGGTATACTAACACCAAAGCTAAATGGAGCAAGTATGGAGCCTACGGTTGCTCCTCCAGCAGCACCAAGAGCAGCTCCATGAACAGCACCAGAAGCCTCAGCAGGCAGATTAACCATAATTGCTGCTGATATTGGTCTGCTTATAGCATCCCACCACTTCTGCATTGTCTCAACAGTCGCCATCATAGGTTGAGTTACTATCAACTTTGCCCATTCGAGAGGAGCTAATTCTGGTGTTCCAGCTAGTATCTCACCTGCTCGGATAAGGCTCATTCTTGCTGACTCTACTTCCCATTCCTTAGCCCTCTCAGCAAGCCATTCCTGCTGACTCAGTAACCCTTCATCTTCTAGCTCCATCTGGCTAAGGATATTTCTCACATCCTCCTCAGTCATTCCTTCAGGCAACTCTGCTACACCAAAAGTAAATGCCTTAGCTATCTCATCTACGGTAAGACGATGAACTCCCTTCATCTCCAGCTTAGGCTCTGTCAGGATTTCATTAAGTATCTTGGACTGAGCATCCATAGCATCACCCTGGAAGTCTTCTGGCAGAACATTTGATAGATGCTCAAACTTACCAAAAGTTGCGTTAAGCCAGGCAGTATCAGCATCACTCAACTCGACTCCAGGTGCTACAAACTGTAGTATATCCTCAGGTTTCTCTATCACATAGGTAGGGTCTGACAGATATGCTGGAAGCACCTGCATAATCTCCAACTTCCACTCAGCAAGTTGAAATGCTTTGGCAGCAGCATCAAATTTAACTGAAGCATCTGCCTTAAGTGCTTCCACCTGCTCTGGAGACATAGTGCCAAGCCTAAGAGCATTTATTGCATTGGCCAGCATAGCTGGAGGAAATGTTATAGCAAGTACAGAAGCCCATGTAGGTAAAGCTATAGGAGGCTTCTTCAGCTCAGCCTCAGCAGTCTGTAATCGGTTATAAGAATTCTGTAGTTCTATTCCCATCTGCCCAAACTCAACACCAAAGCCAGCATAGTATTCAGGTACTACAGGAGCTGGTAAGGTTGGAGTAGTTTCAGTAGTTCCGTTTGCCATTATATCACCTCAGTTGCTCTATATTTCTTCCAGCAGGAGGCTGCAAAGCTGCTCCAGGCTCAGCCATACCTGCTGCTCCAGTCTGTTCCTCAGGAGCTTGAGGTACTAGCTGCTGCATAACCATTCTAGCCATTAGTTCATACAACTGTGCTCCCCTAGCATCTCCATGCTTAGATAAGAATGCTGACTGTTCATCGTAGTATCTCGTTAGTGCTATCATAGCATTGCTCGGATGTAGTGCTGCCATATCTGATAGCCGCTGTGCTCTCTCCTGCATAGAGTCTTCTATATCAGGGAAGAGCTTTCTCATTACATAGCTATAGCTTAGTGCAAACTCAGGATTTAGCATCCTGGCAGTAGTTGCTCTCTGCACAAGGTCGCCAGGAATCTCTACCTCATAATCGGCTGAGACAATGCTGTTGTCAGGTAGGGCAGTAGGATACTTCCAGCCATAGGGTCTAAGCCCTCTCTCCTTAATATCCTGCAAGTCGTCATTGTCCATGTCAGATAAGGCATCAACTACCGCCTGATGAAACGGCTTCATAACTTGATTAGCTGAGGCTGCTATCTGGCTCATAACATAGGCAGTTACTTGTCCAGCAACAGCACCGTGCATAGCCCAGCTAACTCCACCTCTCTGCATCATGGCTTCCAGGTCAAGCTGAGTGCTTCTGAGTTCTAGAGGTATAGGCGGAGTACCAACAAAGGTAACATCATCATCAGGCCCACCTCGGAATATCGCACCTCGCTTGAAGACATCTTCAGGTTTGACGATAGACTTGCCACTCCTGCTCCGCTCAAATATCCTCGGTTGAGCAGTGTCTCTTAGCAGCTGTAGACTGAAACTCCACCACTTATTCCAGGTTCGGTAGATGTTCTCATTGGTTGCTAGGATAGATTGACCAAGCTCAGCCTTCCACCTATCAGTCAATACACCAGATACCTCGTTCTGCTCCTGAACTCTTATTGTTGAGGAGTACTTCTGATTGATAGATGCTCCTTCTGTCAAACTACCCATATCAGGAAGACCACCAACTGGAGCTACATAGACAGGTATTCTCTTAAATCTCGTCTGCTCATATTTGACAAGTGTGGTGCCTATCACTACAGCGTTCCAGACAGCCATAACATAGGGGAATTCGTCTGATATGTCAGTCCACCAGTAGTCATATACAGTTACATTGCCATTTCCTTGTGCTCTAATCCACTGGTCAAATGGACTGCCAAGGTCCCAGTTATTAGCCTTAGCCATATGAACTGTAGCCAGCGGACTAATGCTATAGATGTGAGCCACCTCGGACAGACCAAGCATAGCATCCCACATAGGATATACTTCCATAGGATTCCAAGGTTCTTTGTAAGTCCGCTTGCCATCATCAGACATTATGCTGAACATAGCATACCAGCCAGTAGCTAACAGGAACCCGATAAATGTTCTATTCAAGCCCTGTCTAGGATTGGTTCTGCGGAAGCTATCCTGAGCATCCTGCCAGTGAGTCTTGAAGTACTTACCTACCTCAGCTACAGCAGATATTACCTCAAGGTCAGTCATATCATAGTTCTTCATCCTGTGAGGTATATAAGTATCTAGCAGATGCAGAACAAGATTATACAGCGCCCTAGGGTCGTTGCCTACAAAGGATTCCATCTTATCGGTCTTCAGCTCATCAATCATCTCGATAAGCCTATACCAACGCTTCATAGCCTTATTCCTAGGCTCCCAGAAGGTCTTAAGGTTATTGCAACGAGTGATTATCTGTTGAGTTTTATCTGCGTAAGTTGTAGCCATATTGTTTCTCCTTACAGTATTGCTCTTAGCACTAATGCTACTGCTCCTGCCAGTGCAAATATCAGACAAGCAAAGCCAACTGCAGTTCCAAAGATGTAGTAGTGATACTCCTTCTTTATCATATTCTCTACATCTTCACCTGGCTCATATCTTGGCTGCCAAGGACAGAACCCTTCACCGATACCTATGACAGTAGTATGCCACTCGTCTGGAGTATTCATAAATGTCTTAATCCGCCTAAACATAGAAATCATATTATTACTACTACCCCTTCTCATCTGTAGGCATAGGCCTAGGCAAAACCTTCTCCATTTGCTTTATCTTCTCATCCGCCTTGGCTAAATCTAAGCTGAGCAGCTTAACCTCATCTATGCACTTAGCATAGTTTTCAGAGCATCGCTCATACTTCTGCTTATTTCTGCCGAGGAAGTCTAGAAATCCACACATACTTATGAGTTCCCCTTCTGCTTGGTAATTCCTCTCTCCACAAACCACTCACCGACTACCGAGATAGCAAAGTATCTGAACCACTCAGCCATAGGATAGCCCACTGATTCAAGTACAGCTCCTATAATCAGCGCTAGTACCAGAAATATCATTGCTAATGGTCTTGCACTATCCTTAAAACTCATGTTACCTCCTTTATTATCCCCAGCCGTCAGGCCAGCCACTAGAACCTACATACCCTCGAGTAGTTGCCTGAACATCTCGGCATACTATTGCTATTGCTCCACAGTCGTGATGGTCGTCTGCACCTACAACTACAATGCCACTTTTGACTGTAGGGTTTCTGCGAATATTCTTGCACTGACTCCAGAATCTAATATCCTGACAATCCAAATACTCCATATGCCTGTTGAGCTCAGTAATCATATATGGCTTAGTAGATAGATTAGTCTGCCATCCTACAGCCTTGATACCTTTGCCTGTTCTGACATCCTCTCGCCAGTAGAGGTCAGGATAATCTCTCAGATGGCTAACAATATCTAGGTTGTCCTCTGGTGCTATCACTGCTCCATTATAGTAGTACGCAACAACCTTCATATACTCAGCCATCTCCCACTCATCATAGAAGCCAGCCAATGTAGCACAGTGGAGCATAATAGGCGGTATGTCCTTACCTTCCTTATCCTGATAACCGTCTTCAAAATGCCAGACATGACCTACCGACTCCGATGTCTTTCCCTTGCCTGGGTCTATGGATACGAGGTAGTTTAGCCCTTCTTCCTTATCATGCCAGACATCCAACTCGGCTGAAGTACCAGTTTTGGGATTTACTATATTCTTTGTAAATCGAGGAGGGATGCATTGTCTGACCTTATCAGTTATGGTATCAGAGCTGTATGCTTGGTCTCCTGCAACAAGGAAGCAGGTCTCATCATCTTCAGGAAATTCCTGCTCAAACAGAAGCACCGTATCACCGCTCCGTCTCAGACTCGCCATCTCCGCCTTCTTATATCTCCTCCAGCGGAGCTTAGCCATAGCATCAAGCTCAGAAAAGCCAAACTCATGTAGCAACCGCTTCATCAGCAGTACCTCGTCTGACTTCAATTTTGGCAGAGGGTCTATATCATCACCGTCTAAGCAGAAAGGGTCTCCAGGATACATTATATAGTCAGGATGAATATACCAAGGATAGAAGTGATGCTTATAGACTGACTGCCCTACTACTGTGCCTTCCTTGGATGCCCTATACATCTCACAATGAGGATTATCTTCCCCATTAGCTGTTGATTGGACTCTGATTTTAGTTCCCAGCTTCAGTGGCACACGCTGGACAGCAGAGCTAAACACCTGCTCATGAGTACCTACCATCCAGAAAGCATACTCATCAAGCAGCAGATTATGTATAGCCTCTCCCCTACCAAGTGTGTAGCTTCTGGAACTAAATATATACATGATAGAGTAGAAGTTAGTATCCCTATTCTCCCATGTAAGTTCCTCAGCACTCTTGTGGTCTAGCTTAGCAACTGAGGGTATTTTCCTTTCCAGATGCTGGTGATACCGCTTAGCCTTAATGATAAGTCGCTTAGCACTAGTCTCATCATAACTAATGATAACAGACACAGTTCCATTGATAGTGATGTTGTCAAGATAGAAGTCAGCTAGATGAAGTGATGTAGCCCCTATCTGTGCTGGCTTAACATAGATATCTCTTGGGCCTGAGTTATTCAGCATATCTGCCTGAATAGGATTAAGGATAAAAGGAACAAGCTGACGCTCCTTGTTCTCTATCTGCAACAATGACTCCATCATAAGGCGTCTGTTAGAGAACAAAGCTTTTAAGGCTTCGTCTTGGTTAACTGCCTGCATAGGGTTACTTTCCTCTATATGGCTTGCCTATAGGTCCTTTGCCTTTACCTCTACCTAACCCTCTACCTGCTCCGCCACTTCGGATTTTACTACCTGGACACGGTCTTGCTGCTGGTGTTCTTGTCATTTACTTAATCCTCCCATTCAATCTGATAAGAAGTGTAGTGAGCCCAGTTACTGCCTCAGTGAGTCCTTCACGAGAATCCTGGTCTCGGTCAATTATCTTATTTAACCTATCCTCCATAAATACCCTATCTTGGCGAATCTGCTCTTCACTAGACTTTCTATCCTTTCTATACATTAGGAAAACCACTAAACCAAATACTCCACCTACGCCTAGACTGCATATTGCTTCGATAGGTATATCCATTATCTACTCCTTACCCTCACCATTATAGGTACTCTAGTCCTGATGGCTGGTTTGCTAAATCTTTGTCGCTTCCTTGTTTCTCTTCCAACACTACGAGGTTCCTTCCTACCAACCCTCGCCTGCTGTGCTC